CACCAGCTTTTAAAGAAGACTGCCACGCTTCAAGAGATCCTTTTACTCCATCAAGGATACCAGCAAAACCACCAGTTACATCTGACATTGAATTTACAAACTTCCTAATTCCAAGTATTAGAGCTCCAAGTAAACCAGTATTGATCAAATCAAGAATTGAACTAAAGTTCCCGTTATCAAGGGCCTCAAGAATTCTATCTTGTAAATTCATAATTCCTTTACCAATCATACTTGCAAGGTTGTAGAATAATGGAGCCACTTTCTTAAAAATAGCAACTGTCTTTGAGAAAATCTTTCCAATACCTTCAAACATTGCTGAAAAGGGTTCGAATCGGAGTCTAACCTTATCACTAAAAGTCTCGGCGCCACTAAGATCAATATCTCTGAACGATTTAAAGAAGCCAGCAATAGCTGATACACCAATACCAACCTTTTCTGCAACCCATTCAATAACATCAACAACTTTTTCAATTGCTTTGTTAAAGACGTCGCCTTTTTTAATAGCAGCGTCAAGAGAAACGATCCAATCGCCAACCCCTGCCGTCATTCCTAGGAAGCTACCAGCACCAGGGGCAAGTATCTTAAAGAGTCTTGATATGCCACCAATGATTGCAGAGATTGCCTGTTTACCAATACTAAGGATAGCAAAGAACCCAGCAAAAGTACGTTTAATATTGTTTACAGTTTCTTCCCCTATTTTGATTCTTTCTGTAAAAGACTTAAGAGCATTGGTCATTGTAACTAATCTTTCACCAGTCATTGGCGGGAAGATTTGATGAAACGCTTCACCGATTGGTTTTAATACCCTATTAAGGGCTTCGAATGCATTCTTGAATGATTCGATCAATGCGTCACGCCCGCCGTTGTCTTTCCAGAATTGAAGCATCTCGTTACGGGCGTTAGCAGATCTTTCAAGCATTCCGCCAATAGCTGCTCCGAGTTCGGTGTATAATTTTTTACCCTCTTCGAAATCTCCGCCAATAATTTCCCATGTTTGTGCCCACCCTGATTGAGCGGATTCTTTTAGAGTATCATACATTTGACTAAGAGTTTTAATGTCTTGTGCTGCTGCAAATGCTCGTTTACCAATATCGGTGGTTTCATCAGAGTATTTACCAAGAACATCGATTAATACTTCACTCGTCATCCACTGATCTTGTAGACTATCATTAAATCCCTGAGTAGCATTTATTAGATTACCTTTATAGGTCTTATACAGCCCGTTTCCAGCATCAGCTAATGTTCCAGCAGCAACTGCACCTTGTATAAGTTGATTCTTAAATTCAACGGTAGCCATGTTAGCCAGTTCGATTGATTTCCAGTCGATGAGTTTAACATGACCAGACGAAATAGCTTGAGCAAAGTTATACATTGCTCGAGAAGCTTCATTTGCATTGGCTCCGGAAAGAGCTGCTGCATTACTTATACCTTGAATAGCTCCGACTGACTTCTCAAGGGAAACACCAGCATTAGTAAACTTACCAATGTTTGTAGTCATGTCAGAAAATGAATAGATAGTTTTATCGGAGTATTCATTTAATTCATTAAGTTTCTTGTTTACCTCTTCAAGGGAAGCTCCTGTTCCTGCCATAATTGTCTGAACAGAGCCCATCTTAAGTTCATACTCACTGAAACCAGCCATAATTGGATCTATGGTTAAAGCTGAAACAATCTTCTTACCAGCTTCCATGGCTGAGTTAACAATGTTTTGAATTGCGGTAACGCCTATGATACCTAGGGTGGTGAATTTCCCAGCGATCGTATCGACTCCCTCTGCAATTCCAGCGAGTGAGAATTTCCTTCCTGCTTCGCCTAGCCCGGTCAAACTCTTACTTGCTCCGTCTAAGTCAAGTCCCTTCTTAAGTCTATCAAGAGACCCAAGACTTTCTTTGACGCCGGATTCGAATTGCCGATTGTTAAATTGCATTTCTACAATTCTTTCGTCGATAGATCTACTCATAAGCTAGTTACCTCCCTCCATGCTTCATCAGCAAGTCTGTCAAAGACAGGTTTTAGTGCCGGATTAATATAATCTTTTCCTTGCACGTACCCACCGTTTCTTGTAGCATGACCATACTGAATAATGATAGCTATTGGAACACCATCAACAACGTTGGAATTTGTCCACGTGATGTTAAAGGAACGTCCAAATATTTGAATCTTATACCCCCAAGCGCCTGCTGTCTCTCCAGAATCAACTGGAGTAGCTGCTTGGAGAGCGGCGACGCCTTCTCGACCATACTTATCAAGGATTTTTATGTACTCCAACCTTTGATTTCGGGTCAAGAATTTTTCTGTATTTTTGAAATTGCCACGGTGTTTAAATACAATCATGATTTGACCCTCCTTTAGATAGGTGGAGTTTCATTATCTTCTATCTTACAGTTCCCCTTATCTGGCCAAGAGTTATTTATTGACAAATTCTCAACCAAAGATTTAACCAACATAATGACAGCTGGAGCAACGAGTTCAACCAATGCCGCTTTTGACAGGCTCTCAGCAATCTCTTCTCTTTCAATATATGCGAGATAATATGAGAAGCCAGCCATAACAGCACCTATATAAACAAGTATAAATATAAGAATTTTGCTTGTATCCAACTTACCTTTATCATTAAGCCACCATGAAATCCATATTAAGAAAAAGCCAAAAGCGACCATCCCACATATCATAAAAATTTTTAATCCCCAAATAGTTAGAATAGAGCCAGCTGCAAAGGAAAGAAGAGCTGCGTAGAAGATAAATAAAAACGTTCGTTTGAACAGTTTAGTACTTTTTATCAAGCAATCCAGCCCTATTAAGAACGGTTGCGAATTCCTGCCTTAACAGAAATCCTCTCGGATTATCGACAAGACCATCCTTATCTCCATCAGAGAACAAACCACTCTTAACGCCTTTCTCGCACGACTCCTTTGCATAAGCCGAAACAGGTTGTGTAGCGAATCTTTTTGCAATCCTCGCCATTAAGATATCAACTTCTTCATCTGTCAATTTTGAAAAATCCACGTCTTCGACCTCCTTTATTCTAGCTTCAAGCTTTTTATTGACTTCTTTTGCTATATCTCCATGGAGCCTATATAAGTATTCCCCAGGGCAAGACTTGTTTGCAAACCAACGATGAACCGTCATGTTTTGTTTGTCAACTTGCCCAATCAATGATTTATCAGCCTTCCATAGCAGTTGTTTTATATTGTTTCTCCTACAGATATCTGTAAGGAGTAAGATTAAGGATTCGTACGCTTTGCCAGAAACAGGCCAATTCGGTTCTCCTCCATTATTTGCAACTTCAATTGTTATGGCTCTCTCGTCATTAGAGGATGAAGAAGTACACCAGGAACGATTTTTTTCCTCGACATACATTCCTATTCTTCCGTCTGAACCTATGCCATAATTACTACTTGCTTTTCTCTCCGGTCTTACAAAGATATCCCCACATGTCTCAATTGAACAATTTCCAGCCATACAATGAATAGTAATAGTATCAATGACATGTTTTCTTGGGTTTGTACTATTAGGAGAGATTTTGGTATATACTACCAATGGACTGTTACTCATGTTATCACCCCTTTGTATTAAGCGACTGCCTACGAGCCGCATTTAATGCCGCATTGCGGTTCATAAGCTCTTTTCTACTCATCCTTTTAGGAGGATTGTTCTTAATGTTGCATACATTAATTAAAGTCAACAATCTATTAAGATGCCATTTTTGACATTCAAATGGTATATTTAAGGCCACCATCCAATAATAGATGATTTCCGCTGTAATTATCTCCCGATTTGGAGGCCTCTTATCTTTAGTAAAAATGGTGGCAGTCATAGGTGCCTCAATGTATTTAGTGACCTCTCTAATTTGCGCATTTGTCACACCAGAATAGTCATCGTAGTTCATATGTTGTGTAATCGTCATACATCTTATGTAATCAACAGACTCTTCAAAGGTCTTTTCTTCTTTGGATAAAAACGGTTTACACCACTTTGACTCCCATTTTGAAAGCGAGACCAGAGAGTGTTCTAACTGCAATATTTTTTCCTTTGTGTTGATAAACTCATTACGTGTTTCATCGTATTGCTCGATAGCTGGTATGATAAGTTTTAACATCTCTTCTGGCCTCCTTTCATAATTTGAATTACTTTATCTGGATGCTGGAACCACAGCATTCGGCGCAATTACCGGTGTAATACCATTAACAAAAGCCGCTGCCGCTTCCGCATTGCCAGCTAATTCCATGAACAATTCGCTGTATGCTTCTGTTTGAGAGAATGCATCACGTAATTCCTGATTCTTGACAAACCTTTTTCCATCCTGGGATTTCTCACCATAAGATCTAAGGATAAGATCTTTAAACATCTCAATGATACGTTTAGTATCTTTTTCCTGCACGATCTTTTTAAGCAGATTTGACAGTCCGCCATATTCAGACATTTCCATTTCAGCAACCTCAGCTTTACTGAGATTGAAATAGAAGTCCTCGACTCTTTCGTTCCCATCGTAATCCGTATAAGTAATAGTCTTTTTTAACATAGTGTTAATCTCCTTTCAGTTTTTAAATGATAAAAGTAGGGCTCCCATATTTCAGAGAGCCCAAATCTTTTGCTACATAATACTTAGAGTGATGCCGTCTCGAAATTCTTTACAGTCGATGCCAAGGCTTGCCCATAGATATCAACCACGCCACTAATGGTGACGATATAGATTGTATCATTTACAAGGTCAACGGTCGGGTTGAAAGTAAGAATTTTACCAGTAGCATTCCACGTCTTTGTCCCTACAACCATTTCGCCTAAAGAATCAGTAACCACTATTGATTCTTTAGCTATCTTGTTATTGAATGTGAATACGATATCGTCGTCAATAGCAACACCAGTCGCTTCATCATCCGGATCAATTGAGGAAAGTGTCAATACCTCAGGAGCGTCTCCAGTAAACAGAGCAGCAACCTCATCCGGTAGAGGAAGACGAGGATCCGATTCAGCAGTTCCATACAGAATATTTTCGAGCGTCGCAAGAGATTCTGCGTTAACCTTTGTTGAATCGATCGTCAAGGATGCTGTAGGCTTGAATCCAGGTACAGCTACCGGAGTTGTTGATACTTCCCATGAGAATGTAATGGCCTCAGGGGTGTCATTTATTGTAGCATAAGCTTTCTCAG